TTTATAAGTATTTTTATATTTCCACTGTCATATTTTAGATTATTAATTTTAAATAAATTTTCCACTGTGGAAAATTTAATCAAAACTGATACCTATGGAGCTCAAAATGGTGGATATTTTGAGTTATTTAATAGGATTATTGTTTATGGAAGTTTTAACTATATTTTTGGAACAAATTCAATTCAAAATTTTGAAATTAGAGAAAGTATCAAAAACTGGGAAAATGCAAATGTTATTTGTTCTTGGAGAGAAATTAATCTGAATTTGACTAATACAACAGTTTCAGCATTAATGACATCTCCAACAACACTTTCAATAAAATCAAATATAGCTTCAAGTGGAAGAGGCACAGTTTCTTATTTAATAATAGCAAGAGTTTAAATTAAACTAGAATGTTGTTCAATATAGTATAGATTTCCACCATTGTTAATGACTTTAAGAGTTTTATTAGAAACATTATATTTTAATTCTATTCCTTGGAATCTCATTATTTCACCACCATATTGAAAGACATTTTTTACAAAAAAGGCTATTCGATCTTTACCATTAAAAACTGCACTTCCTATTCCAAAGGTAAAGTAATCCCATTCTTCAAGATTAGCAGAAATAGAATTGTTTGGAACTAAAGAGCCTCCATTGTATAATAGCATCTTTGACTTTCTTGAGAGATTTTCCACAGTGGAAAATTTCATTAAAGTTAAAAATAATAAAATATTTACAATAGGCAATATTTGTATAGAAACTATAAACTGTACCCCTAATATAGCAGGGGTTAGAACTGTAAAAATTGAGAGTGACTTTAAAAATATATTTAGTATATTTCTAACTGGATATATCACTGAAGGACAAAATGCTGAACATCTTATGAGACAGGTAGTTCATGATTATTATTCTAAAATAATAGCAACTAAACAAGTTAGATTATATGCTGCAGGAAACCAGTCTATAGAACTAACTATAATAGGAACTATTTAAAGATTTTAATTCCTTAAGAGTATAAAGAAATCAACTTTGCAAATACCATTTTGGATATTTCCACTAGTTGCATCTAGAGTAGAAAAGTCTAAATTATCTCCACTATGTATAACTGCAACAGAACAATTATCTTTTTTAGCAGTAGCCATAACTATAGAATTTTTAAAACTAAAACCATTAGCTATTAATGTTTTTGAGGCAGTAGCTCCTTTAGTTTCTAAAGAACCTATAACAATTTTTCTATTTAAAATTGTTAAAACATCATAATCAGTTTTATATTCAATTTTATACAGATTTTCCATTATTTTAAGAATTGTATAATTAACTTATCAAAAATAGGAGGTTTAATTATGCAATTAATGATTTTAGAAAATCTAAAAAAAGAAAATGTGGAAATTTATTTGGAGTATTTAAATAGTTGTAGAAGTAGTAATTGGGAAACTTGGGAAACAACTTATAAAACATATTGTAATAATTTTAAGTTATTTCTAGTGTGGTTTCAAAAGTCTTATAAAAACAGGCTTTTATTAAGTAAAGACACTTTATTAGAAATGCCTGGCATAATAGAAAATTATAGAAATTATTGTAGGAACTTAGGAAATAGTAAAAGAACTTTAATGAATAAGACCACTGCAATATCAACATTCTATGCCTGGTGTGTTAGAAGAAATAAAATCAAATATCATCCATTTTCAGAGAAATTGGATAGGTTAAGATTTACAGAAAGAGATAAGATAAGGAATAGCTATTTTTTAACAACAGAGCAAATACTTACTGTTCGTTTATATATGCAGGTTGAAACTAAAAAATATGATTTACAAGATAGAATTTTATGGGAACTATTCTTAGATAGTGCCTGTAGGATATCAGCAATTCAAAACTTAAAATTAGAGCAATTAGACTTGGAAAATGGATACTTTACAGATGTTAAAGAAAAAGAAGGTTATATAGTAAATGCTTTCTTTTTTCAAAAGTGTAAAGAATTACTTAAATTATGGTTAAAAGAAAGAGAAGAAAAAGGAATTACATCTGAATGGCTATTTATTACAAGGTATAGGAAAGAATATAGACAGATGACACAGGGAGCAATTAGGCAAAGAATAAAAAAGCTAGGGAAGATACTAGGGATAGAAGATTTATATCCACATACATTAAGAAAAACAGCCATAAATCTTATTAATAATTTAGCTGGATTAGGACTTGCTTCTAGTTATGCAAATCATAGCAGTAGTGGAGTTACAAGTAAACATTATATACAAAAAACAAGTGCTACAGAAATAAGAAATACTCTTATAGTAGCAAGGAAAAAATTAGGTATTTTTTAGCAAAAAAGTATGGAGATTTTCAAATTTATAAAGAAATTAATGTTATTTTTATTAAGTTTGAAGTTATTTTTTAACTTATTCTTGTTATCAAAAGCTAAGAAAATGTTATCAAATAGCTTCAAAGTGTGATTCAAACCATTAAAAATCTGAATAAATTTGAAAATCTATTCAAAATTGAAAGGAGAAAATTATGTTCTACATATATACAAAAGAAAAAATAGCAAAAGTAAAATTTACTGTAAATTTAACAGCTAAGGAAGTAAAAGAGTTTATGGGAAATAATTTATTTTTAGATTATCCTGAATTAAACAAAGATGATTATATAGTTGTTGAAAGTAATGAAGTTTTTAAGCATCCAACTTATGATAGTATAACTAATACTATAAGAGAAATGACTAGAAATGAACTTATAGAAGAGGATATAGAAATTTCACTTGCTCCAGGAGAATATATAGAAAATAAAAAATTAAAGTCTATTCCACAACCAAGTATTTACCATACTTGGAATACTGGAACGCATAATTGGGATATAAATATGGAAGATGTTAAAAGAATTTTCAGACACAAGTTCAGAGAAATTCTGTTGGAAAAGATGTTTGGTTCTTATGAGCATAATGGTAAGATTTTCCAAATGAAAGAATATGATGAAATTAATTTTATGCGTGTGAAAATGGCATTAGACATTGCTGGAGAAACAGAAGACTATAGTGTCATTCAACAAGCCTTAGTAACATTGGGAATACCAATAACTGAAGAACTTGAAGAAAAAATAAAAGGTGCAATGAAAGTTGGAAAGCTAAAAAATCTTTTAAAAACTTTAACAACTCCTTGGAGATTAAAAGATGATTCTGTTGTAGATATGCCTCTTGGAGAATTAAATTTAATTTATTTTTCTTGGATACTAAGAGTTATAACTGCACAAAACAAATACACTGCTATAACAAAAAAAATATTAAAAGTTAAAACTGTTGAAGAACTAGAAGCTATTAAATGGGAATAAAAAGAAAAGAGGTAAAATATGAAAAAATTCGCACTAGTGATTGGACATAATCCAAGAGGAAAAGGGGCATACAGTAAATATCTAAATTTATCTGAATATGAATACTGGAGAGATGTCTGTGATGAGATAAATAACTTAGATGATAATATTGATATTTACTCAAGAAAAGCTGAACAAAATTACATTCAAGAAATGAAACCTGTTGTTGATGAAATTAATAAGCATAATTATGAATTAGCTTTAGAATTACATTTTAATGCTGCTTCTCCACAAGCAAATGGATGTGAAAGTTTAGTTTATTTTAAGAATGAAAAAGCTAAAAAATATGCTGAACTTTTTATGAAAAAATTAAAAACTGAGTATGGAAGCAATATAAGAAAAGAATGGAACAAATTAAAAGAAAAGAAAATAGATAAAAATGGTAAGGAAGTAATGATAGAAAAGACAGTAGAAACAGAGGGGATAATCCTCATTACTGATTCCAAAACGAGAGGAGGTTATGGAATATGCAATACAAATTGTACTTATGTTTTGGTTGAACCCTTCTTTGGAACTAACGAAGAAGCAAGTAAATTTAAAGATGTAAGAAAAATGGCACATTTTATAGTTGATTTTATAAATAGTATTAAAATTTAGGAGGTTTTTAATTATGGATAAAAAATTAATATGGCAAGTTTTAGGATATATATTTTCAGTAGTTACTTATATTGCATTAACTTGGAGATATAAAGGAAAGGAAGAAGCAACAACTGAAGTAAGAAATGAGGTAATGAAACAAGAATTAGCTATACAAGGAAAAGGTTTAGGAGAACTTAAAAAGAAAGCAGTTCAAGAATTTGTTTCTAAATTACCACCTCATGTAAGAATTTTTATTAATGAAAATACAATAGAAGCGGTAGTAAAAGAACTACAACCAATTTTTAAAAAATTAAAAGAGGGGAAAGATAATGGAAATAACAAAACTAGTGACACATCCACTTTATGATGGAAAAAGACATGAGTTATTTCAGGATTATATTTATGAAGTTAATGGGTACAGGATTACTGTACCCAAAGGCTTTATTACAGATTTAGCTTCTGTTCCTCGTTCATTTTGGACTATATTCCCTCCATTTGGAAAATATACTCCAGCTGCTGTTATTCATGATTTTCTTTACAGTGAACACAATACAACAGGAATAAATAGAACTTTAGCTGATAAAATTTTCCTACATATTATGAGAGAATTGAATGTGGGATTTTTAAAAAGAAAGGCTATGTATAGAGCTGTAAGGCTATTTGGAGAAACTTCCTGGAAAAAGAAAAAAAATAATGAAGGCTATAAAGATAAGGCAGTAATAGATAAAACAGATGAAGCTATATCTTATTATAGTCATTGGAAAAAGATACTTAAATTGTAATTAGGGGTTGGTATAGTGGGGACATTCATGATAAAAGTTGGAGCATTTATAGTAAAAATGTGGGCATATTTTATTGCTTTTTTAATTTGGCTTATTGGTGGATTTGATACCTTAGCAAAGGTTTTAATGGGGCTAATGTTAATTGATTATGCATCAGGAGTATATGCTGGATATAAGTTAAAGAATCTAAATTCAAAAAGAGCATATAAAGGAATAGAAAAGAAGTTATGGATTTTAGCTTTATTATGTGGAGCATCTTTAATGCACAGATTAGTTCCAGGTATTGGTTTTAGAAATTTAGTTGGAATATTTTATTGTGCAACTGAATTATTAAGTATTGTAGAAAATGCTGCTAAAGCAGGAGTACCTGTCCCTAAGAAATTAAAAAAAGCATTAGAACAATTGAAAGATGAAGATAGAGAAAAGAAAGAATAAAAGGACAGTTCAACTCTGTCCTTTTTTTATAAAAAAAACTTTAAAGGTTCAAAAAAATATCTTGACTTTTTTGAACCTTTAAAGTATAATAGATATATAAGGAGGTGAGGAAATGTCAACTTTGAAGGAGGTATTGGAGATAATCTTTTACATCTTATCTATCATTGTTCTTATCAAGCAATTGAGAAAATAGTGAGAAATAAGATGTAATGAGAGAAAGGAGGTTTGAGAGTGATTTCACTCCTCCAATCTCCCTTACCTTCCTTTAAAAAATTAAAAACTAGGAGGGATACAATGGAAGTATTAAGAGCTATAAACGATATATTACAACCTATCACATTAATACTTGTGATAATAGTATTAATAAAACTAAATAAAAAGAAATAAGCCCTCTTAGTTAAACTAAGAAGGCTTGAAAACGTCAACTTTGAATTTGTAATTTATTATAACATTTATATCAATTAAAATCAAGGAGGAAAAATGAAAGGTATAAAAAAGATGGGAAGACCTCCTGCAAAAGACCCTATTAGCTATAGTATAAAAATAGGATTAAATAAAGAACTTTATGAAAAAGTTCTTGAATACAATGAAAAGACAGGAAATTCAATAGCTGAAACAGTAAGAGAAGCATTAAAAATATTGTTGAAAAAATAAGGAGGAGTAAAATGGAAAAATTAGCTTTTGAAATATAAAAATACTTTACTGTAAAAAATGAACTTTAAACATAAAATGTACTCTAAAAAGAGAATAAAATTTTATGGAGGTAAAAAATGGAATTAAAAGAATTTAGTACAGCAGTAGGAACAGTATTAGGATATTATAAAGAAAGAGTTAAGAACTTAAAAGGTATTACAGATATAGATAATGCCCTAAAAGAAATAGGAAGAACTAAAGAAGTAAAAAGAGCAAAAGAATTAGTTTATAATATTACTATGTCAAATAGTAATATAGAACTTGAAGACAGGATAAGAAGAAATATAAGTGATATAATGTTATTTGAAGATAAAGAAGCATTGGATGCGAATTTAATGCTAGGATATTATTATAAGGAACAAGCATAGAAGCAGGATCTTATTCCTGCTTTTTTATTTATAATTGAAAAATAAAAAAAGATATAAAAATATCTTGCGTTTTTCTAAATATATAAAGTATAATAAACATATAATAGTTAAACTTAACAACTTAAGATATTAGCGTGAGTGAAAGAAGGATGAATATTAAAAGATTATAATAAACAA